CAGTTGCCTGGGTTTGAGAAAGAGTACGAACGTCTAATCTCATTAGGTTTAGATGAAGTTTATTGTATCTCAGTAAATGATGCATTTGTAATGAACGCATGGGCGAAACAGCAAGAACTACAGAACGTTAAAGTTATCCCAGATGGATCTGGTAACTTCACACGTTACATGGGAATGTTGATTGGCAAGAACCACCTTGGTTTTGGTAACCGTTCGTGGCGTTACATGACCATCATTAACGATGGTGTGATTGAGAAGTGGTGGCAAGAACCAGGCATCAACAATGATGGATCAGACGATGATCCGTATGGTGAAACCACCCCTGAGAATATGGTTAACTACCTTTCATTAAACCCAAGGAGAATTTGAAATGAGTGACTTGCCACAAACGATCACAGAGAAAGATCGTAAAGTTATTAAGGGTGCACTGAAAGAGATGTCAGACTCTTTCTATCAAATTGAAGCACAAAAAGATCTTCAAAAAGATATCGCACAAAAGATGTTGGATGAACTGGGAATCCCCAAACGTGAATTCAACAAACTTGCAAAGATCTACCACGCATCAAACTTGGTAGAAGAAGCCGCACGTAATGAAGAATTCATGGAATTCGCAGAAGCAATTTTGATCGGTCCTGAAAACCAGATCGAACATCAATCATAAAGAGGTGCATAATGGGTGAAGCAGTTACAGCAGCAACGATCCTTGCGCTTATCATTGGTGGATTTGTTTGGATCTGCGTTTCAGAGATGAATAAATGATACGTTGGTATGATTATGTAGCAGCATTTATAGTTGCAGACTTAACAGCTGCACTTTTCTTTGGGTTACCCGGCTTTGGTATGGTTGCTGCATATCTTCTAGTGTTTTATGTTTGGGACTATTATTGCGAGTATCGAAAGGATCAGGAAGATGTTCACCGTTGAATTTGATCACGACGATATACAAATTCAGATTGTTGATGAGGAAGCAAACCACGAAGATCTGATTGTTAATGCATTCGATGACATTGTCTTTATGAGACAGTGGAACGAAGAGTTGAACAGGTTCGAAGTGATATCTATTAGTCCTAGTCAATGGGAAGAACTGATCTCTGCGATAGACTCACCTGAAGGTTCTTTCATTGTAGAACGCACATAAAAAAGGGAGATCCGAAGATCTCCCCAAGTTTGGTACAAAGTGGGGCGGTTGATCCGCCCTTCTTTTTATTCTTAGAACAAGTTTGAAACTCGTACACGGCGGTAGTAGTTGTTTGAATTGATATCCAAATCACCGTTACCTGCAGTTGTACCTTCCGCAAATGGATTCGCAACCATACCGTAGCGAGTCTTAAATCCGATTTTTGGTTGGAATGAGTTCTCACCCACTGCACGGACCATCTGTAGTGGTACGTATGGGCAGTAGAACAGACCTGCGTCGAATGCTGATGCACCCTTGTAACCAACTACTAGGTAGTTAGAACCCGCATATGGGTCAATGTACACACGATAACGACCATTTAGTACACCTGCGAAAGTGTTACCTGTTGAATCAACTTCTAGTGAGTTGCTGTTCAACGCTGGTGCGTAATCTAGTACACCTGCCATCTGTAGTGCAGACGCAACGTCTGAAGAACAGATTACCAAGTTACCTTTACCACGGCGTGTCTGTTTTGCGATCTCGTTTGCTTCAGTTTCGATCTGGAACATTAGACCTTTGAACTTCTCAACTGACCAACGACCATTTGCGTCTACGTCTAGGTCAAAGACACCTGCTGATGCAGTACCTTGTGCACCTTGCTTCGCAGTTGCATAGATGTTACGCACGACTTCACGGTTGATCTCTGTCAGAATTTCTGCTTGCAGGATGTTTGCAAGTTCTGTTTCTGCGTCTAGACCGTGTACCGCTTTAAGGTCTTGTGCAAGTTCAGTTGTGTACTCTGCTTTCAGTGCACGTGTTTTCGCAGCAACAGTTACTTTCTCAATTGAGAACGCCATCTCTGCAAAGTTGGTTCCGTTACCGTCACCTAGTGCTTCACCTTCTGCAGTTGTCATACCTGTACCTGTATCGAATACAGATGTGTTAGGTACTGCGTCACCCATATCACCAGTGTCAGTACCTGCACCAGAGAATGTAGTGTCTGCTTCATTGTAGAACGCTTCTGTTCCAGACTGTGAAGTTTGACGTGAACGCATTGCGAAGATCAGACCAGTTGGTCCAGTCATTGGTTGTACACCAGCGACATCATATGCGATCAGATTTGGCATAGAACGACGAATCAGTGAAATCAACACTGGATCGTAGTTGTCAACACCAGCACCAGTTGCGTTTGCAGGTGCCTCAGAAAGCAATGATGACATGTTTACAGATGCATCACCTTCTTGACGTAGCGCTTGCTCTGTGTTTTCCAGAATGGACGCTGTTACAGACTTACGATGTTGGTCTGCGATTGGTGAAAAAGATTCGTGCTCAAGGATTGGGCCCCACTTTTCCACAAGTTTTTGATAGTTTGACTCAGTCATTTTTTCTATCTCCTTAGTGTTATTTTAATTACTGAATGTATTTATAAATTTTATTTTTTCAGTTTAAATTATCTAGATTTTCTTGAGTTGAGAGCCTCAACAAGAGCATTGATTGAAGGATTCTCAGATGCAGGTTGTACAACTGTTTCCTCTTCGATCATTACTTCGTCTTCCTCGTCAACAACATCTTCTTTTGGAGAAACATTAGTTTCTTTGAAGAAAGACTCTTTGATTGTCTGTAGATTCTCTTTGTAAGAGTCTAGATCAGATGAATCTAGATTCTCTGAAAGAGTCTTCAGACGTTCACGTTGTGACATATTCAGTTCACCTGTCATTTCTTCGAAAATCGCACCCGCTTTTAGATCCGCCACTTCTTTTGCCAAACGGATGTTTTCGTTGACAACGTCATTCGACTTTTCTTCCAGCGATTTCATTTCTTCTTCAAGATCAGAAACTACGTCATATGTTTCTTCATCAACTTTGATGTTGTGTTCTGAGAACAAATCTTTCAAACCGTCCATCAAAGAATCCGCCATCTCTACCTTGATACCAGCTTCGATTGCGACTTCATTTTCTTCCATCCATTCTGAAACGACATAATCAAGATATGCATCCAAGTTTTCGACCATTTCTGAAACCTTAGATTCAACCGCTTCCGCCAACTCAGTTTCCAGTTTAGTGTTAAGTTCTTCTTCGATCTTTTCCACTTTACCTTTAACTGCTTCAGTGACTGCAGCTTCAAAAACAACTGTTACCTTGCCCTTGAATTCTTCTGAGAGATCCATGCCTTCGAAGATGTCTGCGATAGACTCTTCAACGACGATCTCTTCAACAACTTCTACTTCTTCTGCTTCTGCTACAATTTCTTCAGATGCATCTACATCTGCGTCTTCCTTGTAACCAGCTTTCAGAGTTTCGGATGACTTGTCACCCTTGGCGTTGTCTTTTCTTTTTTTATTTGTCCCACCTTCTGGCGTAACAGGCGCAGCCGCTGTTGAAACACCATCGTCAGAGACAATTTTCTTTTCATCTGCCATTGTTTTTCTCCTTAAATCTGATTATGATTTATTTATTACAAAAAGTATTTATAAAAAATTCATTTTCTTAACGAACTAACAAATGTTTCAAACATTCTAGCTGCTGTTGATTCGTCAATACGTTTAGTAATAGTTCTGTATTGCTTCTCAACAGTTTCTTGAATTTCCTCAATTACTTCCTCGACTGGTTGCTGTGCAATCCAGTTACCAGATGCAACATCGTAGTAGAATTCTGTATTTTCCATAATACCATTTACAAACGCATTAGGCGCAGATGGGTCTGTAACGATGTCTACTGTTGCAAGATGAAAGTCCGATTGAACTTCCATTACGCCATTTCTGTTTTTCACAGAACCTAGTCCACGTGTGGATACTCCGCAACGTACACCTTCGTCGATGAATGTCTTAACGATTTCTCCCATTGGTGTACCAAGGATCTTTGCCTTACCGTGGAAGTTGTCGCCTTCTCTATGCATTGCAGTGATCAAGTGTGACACACGATCACCGTTAATCTGTGGTCCGTCTGGGTGACCAAGTTCACCAAGCGCACGTTTCGTATCGATGAACTCTCTCTGATAACGATTCATTTCTTTATCAAGAACTTCACTAGGATAGATACGTCCGTTGCGGTTCTTTAGGTTACCTTGCATAAAGATACCTTCGATAAAGAAACTCTTCTTACCAGTCTCTTCATTCAGTTCGGTAGAGATACCGATATCTTCTGTAATTTCTGAGATCAGTTTCATTGTTCTCGTTTCCTCTCGAATATTTTCTTTTATTTATAACTTTTTGTTACACTTGTGCATCGTAGTAGTTTTTAGACAATTCGCTCCAAGGGCCGTCATCATTTCCATCGCCCACTTTTCTACACTTTACATATGTGTATTGGGTGTTACCACCAGTGGGGGTGAACGTTCTAATTCCGTTCGCAACTGTACCATTTGCGTCTTCGTAATACTCACCTGCAAGGGGAGCATTTCCGTATTCCCACAGATTGTTAGATCCTGGCACAGTCACCCAAGCCATTAGTCTTCACTCTCTACCGATTCACCATAACCATATGATGATGCATAGTAGTCATAGTCGTCTGAGTCGTTGTAAGAACCACCCATCATACGTTTTGAACCCTCTGCATATGCGTGTAGAGTTTTCATTTGGTTGAAGACGTATGCGAGTTTATTCTGATACCACTCTTCAGGATCATCAACCATTTCTAGGTAGTCCATGACTTCTTCTGCAGCATAACAAATGAATTCAAGTTGACGTTGCATCATAGGGACTTCTTCTGCAGGATTCTCTTGCAGATCTTCTGAAGTCTCTTCTACATCAACGTCTTCTTTGTACGCAACGTCATACGCTTTTTCGTCTTCCCCTGCAACGTAGTCAGAAAGACGTTTGATTCGAGATTTACCTTGGATCTCACCTGAGAACTGTTCTGGTTCTGCAACAGGGTGGTCAAATACTTCCACCGAATGTTGGTTCCAGTGTTTTAGTTCTTCTGGGTTGTTTGGCATTGCAACCTCTGAAACTAAGTCTTTAAACGATTTCATTGTTCTGTTCCTATTACATTTATTGTAAGTTTATTTATTACCTATTCGAATTCGTCTTCTGCGTTACCGAATTCATCCTTCTCGACTTCAATTTGTTCACGTTCTTCTTTGAACTCATCTTCCGACATTTGAAGGATGTTCTTAACAACCCATTGGCGTGAATAGTAGACGCCAACATGTTCTTCAACATCACGAAGAGTGTTCATACGTTCACGGATAATCTCAGATTGTTTAAGTTCTTCAAAGTAGTTATCCTTGACGAAGTCATAACGGATCTTGTTCTTGATTTCCGCAAACTCTTCTGGGCCCATGACACCTTTAAGAATCAATTGTTTTTCAAGGATCACGTTGAAGAGGTTTGAGAAACGTGCACGTACACGACGAATGAATTTACCGAATTTCAATTCGTCACGTGTGATCTCAGAGACACGACCAAAAGTCGCCATTGTTTCTGGTTCGAGTCTTGAAATCGGAACCTTCAAAGACTTATAGACTTTCTTCAAGAAGTACTGCATGTTCTCATCTGTAGACAGAACTTGTGCACCACCACCTGCAAGAGTATCGACTTCAGTTGAACGTTCACCACCTCTACGTGGGAACCAGAAGTCTTCTGTCATTGTCATCATCTTCTTCGCATCTGTGATCTCACCAGTGCCAGAGTTATACTGTAGTTTGTTCTTGTGACGAACCATCATATCACGTAGGTATTGTTCTGCCTTCGCTTTTGGAAGGTTACCCACGTCGATGTAAAAGATTCTACGTTCTGGTGCACGAGTAAGTGCGTAGATGATTGTTGCGTCTTCCAACATGCGAAGTTGGTTCAGCGGTTTGATTGCAGGATGCAGATGACCAAGGACCATAGAATTGTTTTCATTCATAAGTCCTGAAGTAATACGTGCAACCGAATCTTTAGAAATTCTGTGTTGATTCTGAGAACCATTTCCACCTAGTGACGTTGAAGAGTTCCCAAATCCTTGATCCGAAAATAAGAAGTATTCGTTCTTTACTTTCTTTGTAGGTATGCCTGATGCGTCCTTTGAATTCTTATCAATCTCTCTGACAAGTTTGATCTTGCGTGGATCTACGTAACGCAGTTCAACAACGCCTCGTTTTAGATCTTCTTCGTCAATGATGATATGGAAGTTTAGTCTACCGTCGACGTAGAATCTACTGAATAGATCATATGCAGTGTTGGTAAAGTCAAGAAGAGAAAGAACATTATCAAACTCTTCTACGATTTTATCTTTTACTTTATCTGGTAGGTCTGTTTCATCCAGTACGCATTCGACAACCTTGTCGTATACGTCTACTGAAATTGCTTCGTTAATAACTTCATCAAGTGCTTGAGCGATCTCAGGTTGCATTGCCATGTTACGATACTTGGTGACCAATTCGGATTCTGACTTTGCAGAATTCTCCATGTCGATCCCAGTACCATAGAAACCACCTAGTGCGTTACCGACTGTAATCGCACCATCTTCATTTGAAGGCTCGACGAAAGAAGCAACTTGTTGTTGCTCCTCGCCGGTATCCCTCTTTATTTCAAAACCAAAGAGCTTCAATTTAATTCATCCTATAGTAATATTAAGTTGTAGAGATACCAGTCGCACCCTCAACTCGCCAGAAGTCGTATTGGAACGTAACGGTAAACTCTTCGATTTGATCTGTAGAGCTCCAGTCCATTGCGATTTCACTTACGTTAATTGGGTACATACCCTCAAATACATAAGTTCTCAGTGGAGATCCATCTTTTGAATATTGTGTAATCAAACCGTTTGATTTGTAATCTTGTGGAAGTGTACGAACGTTTGCATCGTGTGATGCGATACTGTTCATCCATGATTCCATTGCGTTACGAACCAAGAAGTCTTCATCGTTAATGATTGTCACTGTCCAGTCTGCGAATGTTCTATCGCCTGCATATTTGACCTCACGTCCAAAGTAAGGTACGGTGTATGACCCGATTGTTGATTCGGGGATACCCGCTGCCTTTGCCATGAAAGGAAACTTGAAGTCTGCTGCAGGTACGACTGGGTTTGTAATCTGACACTGGAAGAGGGTAGGACGTGCGCCACCCCCTGTCAGTTCTGATTTAAACTCGTTGATGTTAAAAGCCATATCTTACCTCTCCTTATGTCAACTGTCCAACGATCTCGTCGAATTCGACACCAGATCTTGTTGCAACAAATGTAAGTTCGATTGTATTAATTGAACGGGCAGGTTTAATAAAGATACTCGCCTTGAACATGTTTGAGTCAATGACTTGTGGTGTGTTTACAGTTTCATCTGAAACCACACGGAAGTCGATGATACCACGTCTACCTTGAATCTCACGCAAGAATGGTTCTACAATATTGCGGAACTGTGTTTGCGTAAACTCATCATTAAGTTCAAACAAGAACGATTGAGCTGCAGTTGCAATTGCTTTCTCGACTGCGATAAACAATCTGCGAACATTGATACGATCAAATGCACTTGCAAAACCTTGTCCAGTTTTATCACCGAACAACAGAATACCCTGACCTACTTGTGAAATAACTGGGTTCACATCTGAACTGTACAGTTGATCTCGTTGTGCTTTGTTAGGGTTGAATGCAAGTTTGATAACGTTCTTGATTACACCCTTACGATAACCTGCTGGAGACTCGAATGGTTGAACACGTGCACACAGACCTGCCATGTCACCGTTCAATGGAGTCCAACGATATAAGTCATTGTATTTGTCATAACGATATTTATAACCAGAATCCAAAACCATATAAGAACTTGCAGTAAGTTTGTTTCTGAAGTCAATAACGTTAGTTAGTTTCGCATTTGTTTTCAGTTCGTCTACCACTGCTTCTTTGGATGGTGAAACGAATGCAACACAGTCTTTACGATCTTCTGCAATGTTAGAGATGATGTAGTTAGCAATCTGACCACCATCATCACTCTTACCTGTAAGAACGAATGAGATATCAATTTCGTTACCGTTTGCAAAGTTGTCGTATGCAAGTGCAGTTGGACCAAATGATGTAGAACCTTCTGCAGTACCATCTGCACCATCTTCTAGTGTTTCGTACTTAGAAGTAGCGGCAAGAAACGCTGCAGTGTTTGCAACATTTACCCAAGAACTTAGATTCTCAATTACTGTTTCGTAGTAATTTGTTCTACCGTCTGAAGTAGTTGCACCTTCAGTTGTTGAAATATCCTCAAACTTTTCTAGTACAGTTCCCTTTGTTCCAGTGATATCACCACCACGGTCAATGACTGCAATGTGATAGTTGTTTGTCGCTGGTTTCTTACCGAAGATACCTGCATGTTTCCATTTCTGTTTAATAGAAAGTTTATTCAGTGCAGTTTCTGCCAGTGTGAATTTGGTCTCAAATGTCATGTCATATTCATATGCACCGATTAGTGCAGTGTTTGACGCATCTTCACCAGTCAAGATCGAACCGTTTGAACCAAGTACTGTTTCTGTGATATCAGATACGATCAAACTTTGATAACCGACTGAGTCGTTACCGATTGTAATCTGATCACCATCTGAAATTGCAGTGACTCTATTTCCTTGTGCAACTTGGAAATTTGTTGTGGTACTTGCAAACGCAACGTTCTGAGTTACTGCGCCTTCTACGCCATAAATCAGTGTTTGGTTTGGAATATCGCCCACATCTAGTACGTCTGCTTCAAATGCATCACCTTTGACATATGCAACATCAATGTTATTACCTAGTACACCGTCATATTTTGCTTCGAATGCGCCATATTCCGAGTTTGCAGTATCCACTGTACCGATTGAGCCTGGTGTTACACCTTCTACATATCCATTTGCAGATGTGTTCGCATATGCGGTATCTGCAGTAAATAGTACGATGTCATCACCTGTCGCCTTTGCGGAACCAGTAGTATCTGCACGACGAACATATAGTGCGTTTGAATATGCAAGATAGTCCGCTGCAGTGAACCATGTCTCATAATTTGAGTCAGTTGGTTTACCAAAACGATCCACAAGTTGATTTTCAGACGTAATAAGAATTGTTTCGTCGGTTGGACCCCAACCAAATACTCCCGCAATTGCAGCAGGAGGTGTTGCAATGGCTGGAACGACTTGGCTTGCGTCTACTTCACGAACTATTACGGAAGGACTTACGGAAAAAGCCATATTTTTCTCCTTTGTATAAATTTATTTTTTATCAGTTCATATCACTGTTTTTATTTATAAAAACAAAAGTTTAAAATATCCAGTCCTCGTCACGCTTCACAGGTTGGAATCCACCTTGGGGTAGATCCTCACCTACATCGATGAACCCAAAGGGCAATAAATCTTCTTCAATTTGTTCATCTGTCTTCTCCCTCAACATCATCATCGTGTTGATATCAGTCATATCTTTGAAATACATCTGATCTGTCAACCACGAGAAAATTACCAAATTCATTACTAAATCATCATGTGAACCAGATTCCGCCTCGTAAGAGTTACCTTTTTTGGAAAACCGTGATAATTCCTGAATTGTATTAAAATCTTGTAAAATCAGTTGGTTCTGTTCTACCAACATTTTCAAAATAGAACATCCAACAGATTTTACACTCTTCGTTGTTCTTATGCCATTGTCAACGTTTTTGCCGAATCCTGCCGAAATCCTCTTTCCCATCCGACCTGCGTTTTCTGTATACAGAATGTTTTCATATCCATAATCCATAAGTAACACATCCGAAACTTGTTCACCGATATCGTTGATTTCTACCAGTACTGCAGCTTCGTGATACAACATTCCTACTCTATATATAATTGATGCAAAATCAACTGGGCCTACCATATTGTCTCTGAACGTGCAGACTTGTTTATATGGCATCTCAGTGATATCAATTATTGTAAACGTTGAATAGTCCAACCCCTTACCACGAGAAACGTCGACTGTCATCACATAAGTGCGATCTCTTTCGGGTTTCTCATATTGGAAAAGGTTGTCTTGTTCTGCAATCGGACGTGAAGGTGCAAGTTCTTTCAGTTTTGCACCATTGACCAATGTACCAGAACTTCCCAGAAACTCACAACAGTATTCTTGTCTGAACTTCTGTTCATCATAATCAAGTGCAGCCAAGGTTTCTTGGTGCCACTTCTCATCTCTGCCAGGCACGTCATTCCACATTACCTTGACAAATTCGTATCCGTTTGATCCTTCTTCTGCACCCTTACAGGTTTTCCAAAAGTGATTCAAACCATTTGGTGTCGATGTCATTAATAGTTTTGTAGAGTCACCAGATGAAATTGTAGGATAAACAGATGCGAAGAACTCATCGTATCCTTCAATAAATGCAACCTCATCCAAGTACAGGAAGTTAACTGACTTACCACGAATTGCACTAGACGATGTCGTACCCGCAAGGATCTGACATCCATTCTCTAATGCAATGTTACCTTTGTTCCATTCTTCAACGCCCTGTTGCATCCATTTAGGTAATGCTTCATATGCGAGTTTGACTCTCGACATAACTTCTCGTGCTGCATCTCCCTTGTTTGCAAGAATTGCAACCGTCTTGAATTCGTTGAATAGAATGTAGTGAAGAATAACTGCAGTTGCAGTTGTTGTTTTACCAGACTGTCGTGCAGTCAAAACTGCGACACGTCTATTGTCTGTTATCTTTTTAGTGATCTCTTCTTGGTAATCATACATCTCAAATGGGACGAGTCCCTTGTCTACGTGTACGATTTTAATATAATTCTTTGCAAAGTAAATAGGATCTTGTGCACACTTCATAAACTCTTTGAGCATGTCCTGTGTGTATTCTATTTGTTCTCCAACCCTTTTAAGGTTGTTATTCCCAAGATATCCCCTAGTTAGTGGATCAAGTATTGCCATTATCCTCACCCTTCAACATACTTAATAAGTCTGCAGTAGAGACGATTAGGTTATTGTTCGTCACATTCTTTTCTGGTTTACCGAATGCATCTTCGTCTTTAACCATTTTCTTTTTAGAAGAAATTTCTACATACTCTTTGTTTGCATCTAGGAGTGTCTTCATGAGTGTCGAAACCACCTCGAATGCACGAGGTGATTCCGATTGTTTTGCGATCTCAACCATTTCTCTCACTGCATCGTCACCTAAATTAATGATATTTGCAACATTAGATCTGGCTAATTCAAGGTCCGCTAAGTTTTCATCATTATTTGTTGTGGCAAGTTCTCGTACCTCTCCTTCAACAACTTGCAGATCGTTCGTCTGCGTCTGCGATCTTTCTGTTTGCGAAGTTTTCTCCAATTCAGGTTTCGCCAATAACCCTTCGTTCGTTTGTCTATCCTCGTCAGTTTGACTTTGTTCTCCACCAGATCCGAATCCTCGTAAAGATCCAACATCTTGAGGTGATTCTGTAATGCCTTCTGCTTGAGTTTCTGCAAGTGAGCGTACCCCCATTGATTGTGAAATTTTATCGTCTATCATTCTGTATTCACCTCTACAATATTGATGACGCCCCAATCGTCGTCAAACTCAATTTGTCCAAATGGTATAGTTTCATCAACGTCAGTAGTTGGTTGACCGTTTGCGGTCAAGCCAGGTTGTGAAGTGAATCTAGATTCATACACTTCGTCAATATCGGCGGTTGGACTGGTATTTTGTGATACCTTAACATCAACGAACTTGATGACAGGCTTAGATCTATTTGGTCCGAAGTACCACGCTTTCATAGTAAAACTTAAAGTATAAAGAACGCTTTGTCTTTCGGTAAAGTCTCCTTCATACACTTCTTCTGTTGTTACACTATTTAACACCAGAGGAATATCTATAGGTTCAAGATCATCAATCAACTTAACAGTTGATGTGAAGTCTGGGTTGAAAAAAGGAACGATTTGTTCCATAATTTTTGCTGCATCTTCTGAGTACTTAGTCATAATGTACAGAGAGAACTCTAAATTATATGGAACACCTGCATAAACAAACCCACGACCTGTCGCACCATCTGCGATTGTCTTCTTTCTTACCTTCATCGTAGGATTGATTTTGCGTTCGCCATCATATGTCATACTATTCAACTCGAATGACATTCGAGGTAATGTAATTGCAGTGGGACGATCTAGGGTAGGATCTTGTGTCACACGTGCAAGAATCTTTTGGAAAGGCGCATAGGAAATCGGAACAATCATTTCCTGTTCTGTATTAGAGTCGATTGTTCTTTTTATTTTAAGTTGATTGAAGTACGTCCCAAAAATCGCAACATACTTTCTAGTTGTTTCGTTATAAAAATAATTTGCGATAGCCATTACGTGTTCGCCTCTTCTGGTTCATCATCGTTGAAATTGATCGTTTCACTAAACGGATCCAGTTCTGAGAAGTCGATAATGTCATCTGCGGTTTTCTCAAAGAAGAAGTTGTCTGCAATTGGGTCTGCGTTTGCAAGTGCTTCAAGGGTTTGAGTATTTGACTCACCGCCCACTGTTGTTGTATAATCTTCTAGAACGTCATCAATATGTGAGTACCCAGTTTCAATTCTCTCATTAGAGTATTCTAACAGTTCACACTTCATGTCATAGGTTTGTAGATCACCCATTTGATAGAACACACTCTCATGTTCAACGTGCATTATCTTGAAGAGTTTACCATTTAGTGGGAAGTAAATGATATCTCCCTCATTAGGGCGTTTCATTGTTGGGTTATCTTTTGTTACATATCTCTCGAATGTGCGTTTCGCTACAGTGAAGGTAACCTGATCTCTGATCTGCAAACCGAATTTAGAAAGGAAGTCACCTTCTCCCTCAAACCCCTCTACGTTCTTCACATAAGTCTCAAACTTTATCACCTGATCATACAGAGGCGTGTCGTCTTCATTCAGAATGTTGTCTACAGATCCAGACTTTCGAGGCAAGAATTCAATGTCCACGCCGTACATACGGATGGATTCAATCACCAGATCGTCTATGAGCTGTTGTTCATTGAAGTGACCGTAATTACGGAAGTAAGAATTCGTTGCCATGGTTTAACCAATAAAGTTATATGTGAGTGGTTGAAGATTCGAAATCGCATCTTCTTCCATTTTTTCTCTCTCTGCACGTGCTTCTTGCAGGATCTGTTCACCGTTGAATGAAACCCCACCAACAAGTTGCATGTTTGTAAATTTAGTTAGATTTAATCCCCACTGTTCACGAACTAAAACGGATGCGTAGTTCTGCAACCAACGATCACCCCACACATCAGGATAATCACCTGCGTCAATTACGTCATACGCTTCGATAACAATATAGTCACCAACAACAAAGAGTTCTTTGGTTACATCAATATGAAGTCTGTTTACATGTTTATTATATCTGACCATTGGTTGTCCGACCAACATGTCTTGCAAAAGCTCTAGGTGTGACATTGTCATATAATAATTCGCAACGTCATAACCTGTAATGTCTTCGACGTTGTTTAGGACATATTGATATGACACATTAAATGCACCCGATCCCGCTGAGATGGATGACTTTAGATCAAATACCTTTGAAATGCCGAGAAGATTATCGGGAAGAGGGAAATATCCATTATCAATATCATCTTGTGTGATTTGATGTTTTAGATATACAAGTTGACTACCATTATAGTGATAGTCACGCCAGAAAGAAACTGCTTCGTCAACACGATCTTCGATCTGTTCATCTGAAACGTTTACTTCGATAACTGGCGCACCAATTTTTCTTAGGATGTATTCTATAAATTCTTGTCTAGTTACTGGCTGTGCCATGACGTGTTCCCTGTGAACTTTTTATTAGATTTATAGATATTTATATCATCTGCGCTCTATGTCTTCTTCAGTTAATTCGTCGCCCATCCATACTTCAATAACCTTTACAGGTTTGTGTCCAACGTTCGTCGCTTTGTGCCAAGTATTAATTGGAATATCAATACTGTCACCAGTTATATAAACACCAGATGTTTTATATCCATTTGCAAACTCTAAATCCATTTGCAGTTCCCCATCGACGATGTGCCAATGTTCAGATCTTTGAAAGTGTCTCTGATCTGATAGAGACTTGCCTGGATCGATAGAAAGTTCTTTGACTTTCCAATGACCATTCTGATCCAGTTCTCTGTATTTACCCCAGAGTCTTTGGGTTGTGGGTTTCTCCCACTCTTTTAAAATCCAAGACGAAGAGTTCTTTTTATCTTCCCCACCAATACCGAATTTGAAAGACAGGTTCGAAGACGCAACTTCCATTTCAGGTATGTTATCTTTATTTCGATCTCCGCCATTAGCAAAAATAATCTCATCTTTTGTGTATTTTTCACAAAGTTCCTCCAAGAAGTTTTTACAACTGTTGTCTTCATCGTGATGAGGTTTAAAAGGTACTACTTGATCTACTACATCTAATGATCCGATGATTGTTGCACGTTCGGTGAGGGGCATGAAATGACGCCCCTTCTTTCTTGCTAACCACTCATCACTATTTACCCCAACAATGAGTCTGTCACCTAACAATTTTGCACTTTCAAAGTATGCAATGTGACCACTATGTAATGGATCAAATCCGCCAGACACTACAACAATTTTCATTTAATCATATAATCCCAGAAAAAGTTTTCTTCCCTAATTTTTCCATCCCAAATAACTGATGGAACATCATATGCGATATCTTCATGAACAAACCAATCTTCGTAAGGACAGTTTGGTCTGAAACTTAGATTACCACATGCAAGACGATAACCGTGAGATGCAAGGATTTGTCTTGCTTCATCTCTTATCTTACTATCTAGTCGATATGCATCATGTTCAAACTGAACAGTGTTAAATTTAAATCTATGGAATGGTATCTTTCTCAAAACTTCAATAGATGCTTCATCAATATCTATCTGCAAAAAGTCGATTGTATTTTCCATGCAGTGCATAACCAAAAGATTTTCATAATCTATGTCTAACGCATTTGTATTGATAATAGTGTTAGATCTTTTCTGGGTGAAGTCGTATGCAAGGTGTGCTTGATGTTCAATAGAAATACCTTTCCATCCAAACTTCGTTTCTAAGAGTGCAGTGTTGTTGTGAATGAACGGATCCCCCGCACCAACCTCTAAGTAAGTGCCTTTACGTTTGCCATTCAAACATGATAGAACCCACATGTCCTGAAAATGTTTTGAAAAGTTTTTCTTGATTCCCTGAGAACCATCAAACCTTGTTTTTAGTTTATCATGATCTTCAGGTTTGTACGGAACCGCATCTGGATACCCAACGTTGTTGAGGACACTTTCTACATATGTTTTATAATCTTCAGGATGATCTGTTCTGTAAATCAAATCAAAGAACGCACGTCTTCCAGATTCAGTACCAGAGATAGACCATATTGCAGATGCTTCTAAAAATTCTACATCTTTCAAACCTGGCCATTTGATTCCAATATCATCTGCGTCAATGAACTGGTGCGCTAGTTTAGAATGAATTTGACAAAGTCTCCAATCAGATACTTTTTCGCCATGTTTTGCAAGAAAGTAATGCGCTTCTGGTCTAGTTGGGATGAGACCAACTGCATGTTGCAACATACCCACAACAGTATGATTACGTCCACCTTGTCTTTGATATGCAAGTGCACCATACAACATACACTTATATTGAAGTTCTACATTATCTTCTTCAAGATCGGCTGCACGAATATAAAAAGAGATCGCCGCAGCACCTTGTTCAAGTCTGTCATACTCACGTGCAAGATTATACATCTTCGTTGTATTCTTAGGATCAAATACGTGTTCGTTTAGTAGATTTTGCAGTTTACTCATATCACGCTCTCATTAAAAATTCTTGGAAGACATCTGTAGGTATTTCAAGGACAAACGTAGCATTATCTTGTAGTCCATAAGAAATGAATACTTTATTATTGAAGAACATTAATCCAGTTGCAAATTCAATGTGAAATTGATTTCCTGTTACTGGATCTGTCTGTGTTCCCATGAAGTGAAACTCTTGTGTATGGTGAACGATATTCCAGTCTTTATCCCAGATGATTCCACGGTGTACGTAGTGACCATCTTTGCGACCAAACCAGTCTCTACCCAAATCAACTTCGTGAGTAATGGCAATACGTCTTTCGCCGCCGTCAACAGGATAGACCTGAGTTCCGCCACGAAGATCACGTCTCATTGGTATTTTTTTGTCTTCATCAAGTACGACTGTTTCAGTGGTTCCTTCATCAATATTGAACTTGATTACTTCTGTGGGGTTAGTCCACTTGACAAAATGATAAGGCATATCTAAAACTGGAACCCAGTTCTTTTCACAATAAGTCTCATTAGGTGGGGGTGCAGGAATAGGATGACGTGCGATTTCTTTCCAACTACCGTCTTCTAGTTGGACGATCTCCTGCATTTCCATGCGACCCTTCCCATGTTCATCATAACAATCACGACGAACACCACAAAGGAAAATACGATCATCCCACGAGAAGAGACGACCATCTTCTAATCCAATGAAGTTCCAAGTAGGTTCTGTATCCAATTCAGAAGTATCAATACGACCCGAACTTATAATGTTCATATTCTCATCAAGTTCACACATGATGTTGTATGTCGTAAGTGTTACGTCATTTTCTGGGTGGATGTATGCAAGTGGTCCGAACTGATGCGGAAATTTCTTGCCTTCACTATGATAAAGTGTATAGTTTACATGACGAATATTCATCAAGATTCTTCCATTATGATTATAAATGGAAGGATTCATGATCCCTGTTTCACCAGTAAGTTCTTTGGGAAGAATTATAGGATGTAACTTTCCGCCTCTTTTCAATGCGAAAGTACACAACCCATACAGATGCATGTCGTGCATGTCAACTCCATAATTAAGTTTCAGTTGCGAATATTATATCAAATCAAATGTGGTTTGTCAAGACCAAGGTACTTGTCTTACGATAGTATTTTTCTTATCAATACGACGAGCAATGATATCATCGATCTTTTGAATTTCACCTGCACCAAGTTTCGATGTGATCCATCCTTGAACAGTAGATTCTGTTAGATCAAAGAAACCAACAAAATCACCTTCCTCCACATTTTCTGCAGTGAAGAATGAAGTTCCTAGAAAACTGTGATTTGTACTGTCAGTGTCTGTACCGATTCTTTTCCATACAACTTTCACGACAGCATTTTGAAGGACCACGCCATCTGTATTGGTCTGGTCCTTCGTCTCCATGTTCACAATTTCCCAAGCGTATGTAATCGCCATTTTAGATTACCTTATCTAAAGAATTAATCGTCGTCGCCGTCCGCTGGATCGGTATTTGCAGCATCTGAAGGTGGTGTTGGTGTTACTTCAGTGTTCGCTGCCCATGGTAGAGCATCTGATTGAATTTCTTCACCAGTACCATGTTCTTCTTCGATTCTCTTCTCGATTTGTTCGTCGATGTGCGCTGCGTAACCCGAATCTGCATTTACAACTGCTTGAATCCAACCAAGAACAGTTGCTTCAGTCAAATCAGCAAATGCAGTGAATTCTCCTTCAGGAACGTTTGCGGCCGTGAAAGGTGTCGCACCTGACCAAGAAGCAGAGTGACCATCAGAGTTAGTACCTGTTACGGTCCAGTAAGTTTGATAAACAGCACGAGGAAGAGTGACACCATCAGCGTTCACTTCATCCTTAACTTTCATACTGTCAATGCGCCAAGTTTTTGTTAGTGACATAGTCTTTTCTCCAAATATAGTTTAGTTTAATGTTTTATTTATGTGTTTGCAGAATCTTCTGGTTCAGTATTACCCGAATCTGAAGGCGAAGAGTTTGATACAAACTCGTCATCATCTTCAGAAGTTGGATCATCGTCGATTACTGCATCTGCGTAATATGGAAAACTTCTTAAATGACGATATGCTTGAGTGACATATGATTCAGAACTGGTGTTGTCAATAAAGAATACACATTTACCATCCATGCCCCTTGTGCCGATATTACCTTCATATTCTGTTTCTGTAGGATCTTCACCCATATATCCGATTGGTTGTCTACCATCAATACGAGCCTGTCTTGATGCCCAGATAGTTACAGTAATATGTCCAACGTACCCCGCTTTCCAATAAATCCACTCTTCTTCATTATCATCATCACGAGCCGTAAAACCACTTGGTTGACTCGAATCAACAGGGGGATCAATATCACGTGTTCTTTTTTTGACTTTTACGCCTGTAACCACGTGATATGCATTTGAAATGGTTGCGCCAGAATCTTGCCATTCATAATCTCTAATAAATGCCATTTTATAATCTCTCCATTAATGTTTGAACCATTTGTTTAAGTTCGTCAATTTGTTCTTGCTGACTATTTATAATCTCTTGTTGATCTTTAAACGCCTCAACAAATAAACCTGCCATGTTACCATAGTTAACAGAGTACTCATCCACGTCTGCAGCATAAGTGACCACTTCTGGTAGTATTTCTTCAACTTCCTGTGCGATAACACCAATTTCAGTATTCTTAATTTTCTCGCCATCTTCAGAAAGATAATCCGCAATATCCTCGTCTTTAATTTCATCGTTTGGTGTAACAAGTTTATTATATGAGACACCACGCAATTGTAACACTTTTTCTAGTGCGTTGTCAATAGTTTCAATGTTACGTTTACGTCTTCTATCTGAATATGCAACAATATTACCAGTTGCGTAGATATCGCCAGAAACGTATAATTCGTAAGTAGATGATGTCGTCGATGATGCGATACCAAGACAGTTGTCGTTGTGGTAGTAGTATAACGCCCAACGACCACCACCCTGCCAATAGATGCCGCCTGCACCGTTACCACGTTGGTTGAACATCAAGTGTGGATCGTTATCAGCCTGATGGAAACTAATACCATACCAACCGTTACGTGAACCACGAATGTTCATTGAACCATAACTGGTTTGTGTATTTGGTTCGATGTGCCAACTGTTTGTGCCAGAGTAGTAACCACTGGTGTTTGTGTACATCCAAGTATACTTATATGCATAATGGCTACCACCATTAATACGGAATCTAAGTGTACCACTGTTATAGTCTTGTCTAAACGAAATACCATTATAGTTATGATATGCCGCCATTGTGATACCAGTATGATACTGAAGTACCAAATCTGGATATGGGTTAGACCAACCACCGTCTTCTTGGAAACCCCAACCATAAGGATAAGAAGATCTTGGTAAGTTTGAATCCCCACCAGCATATGGAGAATAGTAGGTGTTTGCTCGAATCTGGTTGTAACGTGATGTACTTGCTGGGTCTGAATAGTAACCAGTGTTGTTACTGTCATAGTAACGACCCGCATACATCGAACCACCGTTTGACGAGTTAACGTCAAGTATTGGAATTGTTCTCCAAGATGAGAATGATGCCCAAGTGTTACGGAAACGAAGGTTACCGATTGGACCACCGACCATCTGCCAACCATAACGAGCAGAACCGTTAGAGTAGTGGTACGCCTGTACACCAACCCAGTGAGATGTACCCGAAGGTTGGTTTGCAGGGTTTGACCAAGAGTCAATGAAACCTGAACCCCAGTCTGCAACTGTGTTGGTCATGTCTTGACGACCCCAACCCATTGCACCAGTCCAATAGTTTGTATCACTAGTTTGTCTTGGACGTGCTCTATAGTATTCACCCGAATCACGAGTATGACCTGGCAATGCCATGTAAGCCATTGTACGGTTGTTAACACCTAAGAAACGAGTCGAGTTCGTAGATGCACCGTTGAAGTAATAACCAGTGTTATTTGAATCGTAGAAAATTGGTGCACGAGACGAACCAGGCGAGTATGTGTAAGATGTATACACATAGAATTCTGCGTTACCATTACAGTACAGAGTTAGTGGGTTGGTACTAGTGCGTACACGGACTGCCCATGATCCATCATTGTCTAGTAGACCACCTTCACCAGATCCATTACCGTACCAGTATGACTGCAACTGACCATTGTTGTCATACAGGCGCATACCACCGCCACCAGTGGCACCATAACGAACATCCATATAGGTATCACCAGTATAGATGTGACCCGACGAACCGCCATCATCGACACGAAGTCTGTTGATATAAACAGCGTTCAAGTTAGAAGTTGACGCTGGGTTTAGATAGTAACCAGTGTTGTTTCTATCATAGAACAGAGGAGAACGCATATCAGAGATGTGGTCCATATAGTCAGTATTGATGCGACCATATGTTGAACCTGCATACAACCATTCCATGATTGTAGAGTTATCAGAACTGATTAGGTTGGTGTCAACAACTGTACGACCTTGTAAACGAATATAGTCAGAAGAACCTGTACCATCGTTCTCTGCACCGATAACCATTGCACCATTTTCACCAGAGTTGTTATAGTCTGGATCGTATGTGATGTAACCGAAGTCAGAAGGTGCGTTAACACCAGAACGGAAGTAAATTGTTACAGGTGCATCGTTACCTGAGTGTAGTTCCATTGCAGTATTCTGCAAGTATTCACGCAAACGAGTACCACTTCCTGCATACGACCAAGAACCACCAGAGTCATTTGTTCTACCTGTGTGGATAGACTTACCTCTGAAGTTCACAACGTTTAGGTTAGATGTAGACGCAGGGTCTAAGTAGTAACCAGTGTTATTCAGATCGTAGTAGATAGGCGCACGTGCTTGTCTTTCAATACGGAAATAACCAGATTCTGTACGTGCTTCGTAACGTCCATTATAGTAGAAGTATGTACGACCATTACGTTCACCATACCACATCCACTCGTTGTCAAGATCGTTGTAGATACCAACTTGGTTGTTGTCTGCAGACATGAAGACATAACGTCCGTTGATTGAGTAACCTTCCCAATTGCCAGCACCACCACCATTGACCTGAACAGTACCATAGTTACCAGTTGGGTAATCGAAGTACGCACCAGTATTATTATCATATGCAAAGTACAAACGGTTTGTCAAGAGTGTATTCAAACGTGATGTAGATGCAGCGTTGATGTAATAACCAGTGTTGTTTGAATCGTAATAGATTGGTGAACGGAAACTGTATGCGGTGTAAACATACAATGCGTCCCCATAAACATCAAACAATCCAAGGTTCTGAATTGAACCAGTTGCCGCACCATGACGACCAATACGGAAGTCTGCACTTGAAGAGTTGTTATTGTTCGAGTCTAGGTTGATCCAAATGTTACCATATGAGTTGAAACGTAAATCATCTGCAGTGTTACCACCATTGTCACGAGATGCAATCGCATGGTAGGTTGAATCATCACCGTAGAATGTGATCCAGTCACCACGGTCACGCATGTTGATTCTGTCAACCAAGATAGTCGCCATCGATGAAGTACTTGCGAAGTCGCCGTAGTATCCAGTGTTGTTTCTGTCGTAGAAACGTGTCGCATATGAATAGTTGTTGATAAGAACATTACCATCACCACGGATGATCATGTTCCACGTTCCACCAGTACCACCATCACGGAACGAGATGTCTTCACCACCAGATGTGGCGATGATTAAGTGTGCGTCATTAGTTTCTGTTGCACCGATGTAACCACGCAAGTTACCTGAACTTGTGTAGAAGTGCGCCTGACCACCTGCCCAGTATTCTGTCTCGTTAACACGGTTCACGTTCATGCGTGAAGTAGATGCAAAGTTGCCATAGTAACCAGTGTTATCGGTATCATAGAAGATTGGGGATCTCATAGATCCTTTTGCTTCAGTGTAACCTGTTCGGATGATAAATCTTGTGAAACTAGACGCTGACCAACTCGTACCCAAACCGTAGTGTGGGTTTTCTTGGTTATCATAATAACCGAAATCAAGTGAACCCGCTTGATAGTTTGCAGTACCAATGTTCCAACGGCGAACGTTGTTCGAAGAGTTAAGTCTTGAACGGAACGAAATCGCTGCACCGTGGTTCGTATTTGTACCCCAAGAACTTAGAGTGAAGTGTGGATACGCATGATTGTTACCAATCTCAATCTGTGGTCTATTAGTGTCACGTGTTGTTTGAGTCGCAGAGTTTGAACCCATTTTCAGATACGAATCACTAGAACTCAAACGTAGGTGAATCATACGTGAAGTCGATGCGGGATCTACATAATAACCTGTATTATTGTAATCATAAAAGATTGGAGAACGAACACCTGCGCCCTGTGGGAATTGAACCGCATTGTTGTCACCAATGAATTCTGCAAGAAGTGTACCTTCGTTATACCATGCGCTGCCAAATGCAGTACCACCTCTCCAACGAAGTTGCATACGACCTTGACCAGTATCATTTGCACCCCAAACAAAGTGTTGGTCACCAGAAGAGTTGCCTGGCGCACTATCACTATATTCAAGTGCAGGATAACCACTTGTCATAATCGAACGAATACGAGCTTGCCCATTTGACAAGGTAGGTGCAATGTCAATATTCGCAAGACGGGATGTCGAAGCTGGATTGATGTAGTAGTTCGTGTTATTGCGATCATATCCGATGTTGAAACGAATATCGTTAACATAAGAAGTCGAAGCAGGATCTAGGTAGTAAGATGTATTGTTACGATCAAAGAAACGATCTGCAGTTACGTCACCTGTTACAACGATGTCATCACCACGCAAACGTCCATGATAGTTGGAACGTTTCAACATGATGCCACCGAATTCACGCAGTGCACCACCACCTGAGTAGTTCATCAAGATACGAATACGAACATAGTAAACGTTTGATGGAAGTGTATGGTATCCACGTTTGGTTGACCAGCTAGTCGACGTATCGTTCGAGCCACTTACGACGAAGTAAGTAGTACCTGCGTTACCACCAATCGCATTCCTGTTTTGGTCATAACGTTCAATACCATAGTAAAGAATACCACCAGATCCAGAGATACGACGAACAGAAATTTCACCGTAAAGTTCTTCGCCTGGTTCCACTGGAATGAATGCAGAATAGAAATCACGATATCCAGAAGTACGCAATACATAAGAACCTGCAAATGGTCCAGTTGTTGCACGAACAAACTCGCTAGTCGACGTTGTCAAACTGTTTTCGTTTGGCGCCATAGAGTTCGTGACACGGTTATCGAAATAATATGTGCCATCAAATAGTACGAGATCCGCACCACCAGAGCCGTATGCAGGAGAAAGACTTAGAGGTTCGTTACCACCGTCTAGTGAAATATCTGGTGCAGAAACTGACTTGAACGCACGGAAGTTACCTTCACGGTCAACCCACATGCGGTCACCGATACCGTTGAAGTGTACGATGAACGAGTCTCTGTTTGTACCATCATAACCATTCCAGTTGTCATGTACCAACCAAGGATAGTTTCCAGCTGCGCCACTGTAACGCATACCCAGAAGGTATCTGTTATTATGGTAAAGAGATGCGGCATAAGTGTTATTTGCAATCGCACCTTGGTTACCAATTGAGATACTACTCATACGTGAATGAGACGCAAAGTCTCCATAGTATGATGTACTGTTTCTATCGTAATAAATTGGCGCACGTGCCTGTCTGGTTATATCGAAATAACCAGAACGTGTTTCCGCCTCAGAACGACCATTGAAGTACAAGTACAATCTATCGTTTTGTACTGCACGAAGTGCCCACTCATTGTTGGTATCGTTGTAGATACCTACTTCAGATGGACCATTTGACATGAAGACCCAATCGTCACGGATTGCGTATCCTGCCCAACCGTTCTTCGCACCTTCAACTCTAATAGAACCATAATCACTAGATGAAGTATCAATGTAGTATGTGGAACCATCAATCTGCAATCTGTTAACACGGACAACATTCATTATTGACGTTGATGCAAAGTCACCGTAGTATGATGTATTGTTCGAGTCATAGAATATTGGTGAACGCATTTGGTTACCAGCAATTGCGTAACCATTATCTGTACGGAATTGTTCCCCACCATTGTACATCAGACGCATTGCATTGTTTCTGTCTGCGTACCAGATCCACTCGTCATCTACATCATTGAATACACCAACACGGTTTGAATTATCGTGCATGAATACCATACGGTCACCGATTGAGAAACCTTCCCAACCACCACGTGCTTGTCCATCGATTGCGAAGGAACCGTAAGTACCGTTTGGAGATCTTAGAGTCACACCATCGTTAAGAACGATTGTGTTCATTCTCGAAGAAGAATTTGGATCGACATACCACGAAGTATTGTTACTATCGTAGAAGATAGGTGCACGTACAGATCCTGCAGCCTGAAAGAAACTTCTTAAAGTATTTACTCGACCAGTATTAGTAATTGTTAACGCAAGTTGCGGTCCAGTCGCATAACTGTCTGTGGTAGTGAATGCCATTGCAGTACCAGCAGAGTTGTTATTATGTACGTAGATGCCCGCTTGGTGTTCAGTAGCACTACCACCCATAAATGTAAGTGCAGCTTGATAACCGTTTGTCGCACCAGTCCCAGAACCATTTGCAAAGTGAAGTGAACCTAAGACAGATTTAGCAATCTGGAAAGTATTCGATGCCAGAGATGTTGCAGTATTGTTGGTTACTGTAATCGAATTTACATTTGATCTAGAAGCAAAATTACCATAGAAGGCAGTATTGTCCGAGTCATAGAAAATGGGAGAGTGCATGGCGTTGTTTGCCAAAACTCTCGTATTGTTAATATCAAGTCTTTGACCAGCGCCAGTCCAGAATCGAATTGTATCTGCTACAGGGAAACCGAAATAGGTATTTGTATCACCTCTATGACGAATATAATCGTCAATATCAATGCGATTCATATTTGATGTTGATGCAAAGTCACCGTAATAGTTCGCATTATTCGAATCAACGAAACGTGGTGCCCTTACCTCCACAGAAGCATCTACAGAGTTATTGTCGATGTTTAGACGTTGTGTACCATTTGTCCAGAAACGAATTGTATCATTCGTTTCAAATCCCATATAGGTATTGACATCTCCACGATGTCTGATATAATCATCAATGTCAATTGTGTTAAGTTGTGAATCACCGTCTGGATCAACGTAGTAGTTTGTATCCGCTTGCGCCATGAAACGGGCGCCTTGGTAATCACCAGTTGAGTAGACAGTCTTGTTGTTACGGACACGAAGGAATGTACCTTCCGTCATGTACCAACCACCACCCCAACCGAAGCCGAGTTCTTCGTCTTTTAGGAAAGATGAAGTTCCACGACCAAATACGATTGCATCATCATTACCGTTAAGTTGAATGCCACCCGCAACGTGAAGTCTAGAATTTGTTTTCGAACCAACTAATGGTGTGAAGTCACCGTTTGCATAAGTTGCAGATTCGCCACCAACAACAACATCACCACCACCATTAATAGTGAACAGGTTATCTGCACTTGCATTCCAGAACTTATATGCAGATGTATCGGTTGCAGGGATGAAGTTAAGGTTACCACCACCATCACCACGGATTGTTTGTACAGATGATCCATCTGCAGCAAAATCGATATATCTGTTGTTATCTGAGAATGGGTTGTTACCGATATCAATGCGGTTCAAGTATACGAGTGACCAACCACCATTGTTACCAGAGATCTGCATTGATGGGTTGGTTGTGGCACCTTGTCCACCATACGCAGAGAATGTGATACCACCGTTACCAGAGTTATCATTATATCTGTCATTATCACCAACATTACCAAGTTGGATATTACCTTGTAGTGCAAGAGATGTGTTCTGACCAGACGCATCAATATCTAAGAAATATGTTGTACCAGATGGACCCAAGTATCTTGGTGCACGGACATCATTGAAAGATTGTGTGATTGCATTGGTAACGTTGAAACGCATTGTGTTACCAAGTGTCACTCTCCAATTGTTTGCAGCACTGAAACCCATGAAGTCTGTGACTGCTTGTGCATGATAGATGTAATCGTCAATGAAGATGTTCGACATGATAGACGAACCCGCAGGATTGACGAAGTAGTTTGAGTCATCTGAGTCGTAGAATGTTGGTGCATACACACCTACAGTGAAGTCTGCAGAGTTGTTATCAATATTAACTCTTTCAGTACCACCTGTGCGCATAGTGATTTGATCATTACCATCAAATCCTAAGAATGTGTCTGTATCGCCACGATGTCTGATATAGTCATCGATATCAATGCGATTCATCTGAGATGTCTGGTTGAAGTCACCGAAATATGTGTCATCGTCATTGTCGACGAAACGACCAGAACGAATGTCCTGATCTGCAACAATATTGTTCGCAGTGATATCACCAATGATTGCACTGTTCGCATTGATAGTCTGGGAGATAATGTCGTCAGCGGTCAGATCATTGGTGATATACGCATTATTCGCAGTTAAGTCTTCAGTGATGTTTGCATCTCTACCCGCAGAGATGTCACGTGTTGCAATAACATCTTGTCCTGCAGTCACATCACCTGCAGTTGCAGTCACATCGTTTGCAGCGGTAACGTCATTACCTGCTGATACATCATTCCCTGCAGTTACGTCTCCTGCAGTCGCATCGATATTACCAGTTGTTGCAGTGATGTTATTCTGTGCAGTAATACTGTTTCCTGCAGTTACATTACCTGTAGTAGCTGCAATATTACCTGCGTCTGCAGTAATGTTACCGTTGGTTGCATTAATATCATTATTTGCAACGATGTCGTCATACGCAGTGACATCACCTTCTGAGATGATGTTGCCTTGTGCAATCATATCATCTGATACGACCCAGTTTTCGTTAGAATCTAGATATGCACCATAGTTAAAGTTCTGTTTAAGGAAACCGATCTCACCATTGTTTGAATATAGAGTAGAGTTTAGACCTGTTCCATCAAAGAAGATCTGTGCAGCACCATTGTTGTCACCAACTGTGATGTCACCCTTTACAACTGCGTTTTCTGAAGCTTCAACACCAGTAGAAGTTGCACGTAGTTTTGCATCGTTTCCATAAAGAACTTCACCGTATCCTTCAGAACCAGTGAATACTGATTTAAGACCGATGTAAGTTGTACCAAATCCACCAGTAATATTTACGTTTGCAGAAGACGAACCAGCCGCACGAATAGAAAGATCACTATTATTCGTGGATCTAAGTTCATCAGTTTCGAAAGAGTAAGTACCAACTGACCACCAATCAGACGCTTCAATCCATTTTAGTTGGACATTATCAGAAGTACCACGTACAACCTCAATACCTGAGTCTTCACTTGGTGTACCAGTAACGTTAGAGTTCAACTGCAAAATGTTGTCTGCAATTGTTACAATTTCTGAATTGATAGATGTGGTTGTACCAAAGACAGTCAAGTTACCTGTAATGATGTACGAACCATCCATCGTGTCGTCTTCATCAGCACGGACGAATTGTATCGCCTGTAGTCCGTCAACCGTATCCGCATCAAAGGAACCACCATTACGTGCTTCGTCGTCTGTTGTAATAATGCGACGACCTTCAATGTTTGTTGTTGACAATCCAGTGAAAGATGTGTTACCACTTTCAATAGTTAGACGTGCATCCCCATTTTGTTTGAAGATAAGTCCATCATTACCATTATGGAATTCAATACCATTCGTAGAGTTAAAGATACCAAAATCTGCAGTAGAAATATTTTGAACTTCCAGACTACCAGAACTGCCCTCAAACGAAATGATTGGAGATCCTGAAGAACCAGAAGTATTGATTACTTTGACTGTGGGATATGAAGGGAACGACCCACTGATTTTTGTGGCGCCGTCGACTTGTAGACGACTGACACCATCATCAGTAGATGTACCAATAAGAACGTCTTCATTGGTTTGAAGTCCGTTCTTGACTATAAATTTCTTATCGTTCGCCATTCGGTTCACTCTCCCCTGAATGCGGTATTGTTCTTATTTAATCTTTAATTAGAGTCGCAAAAGTTACAAACTCTGTGGATGTTGCACTGGATGGTGTAACCAAAATCTGAACGTCACTGCCTGAGATATTTATATCATATGTTGCAAGATCACTATTCGTAACGACCTTACCAAACTCAGTAGCAGACGCAGTAGTTCCATCGTGCACAACTAACAATTTCGTAATATGTTTATTTATTCCAGTTTTTCCTGTGATAATAAACTCACCACCCATAAAGTCTGCTTTTGAGAAACTAAACAGAGTAGTAGGTGATGTTGTTGTCAATGTCAAAGATTCAGAATGGAATGCAGAGTACTCTTGTGAGATGACAGCTTGGACTTCCAAGTTACCTGTCATTGTATCACCAGTCTCATTTACATAACGTGCATCACCAGTTGGTTGATCGATATATGAACGAATTTCTTTTTCGACTGTGACAACGTGACCGAACTCATCAACATCAAGAACAGAGATAAACTCAGCAAGAAGTGCAGTGTTCGCAAGTGCAACATTCGCTTGACTTGATGTGTCTGCGTGAGAAATTTCAACGTTCGCATTAATTGTACCACCAACGATATCTAGTCCATCACCGACACTGATTACAGTTTCGGAAGATGTGAACATAGAACCATTTGCGAGGTTTACTAGATCTGTGAAACCATTGACGAATCCATACAACGTAATACGAGGATCACGATTTATCGTCCCATCGACTACTAAGTTGCCGTCTAATTGCAGGTTACCTTCAATGTCTACATTTTGTTCGAATGTAGAGTTGCCAGTTACGGTATCACCTGATACATTGAAGAAGAGAGTATCGACTTCTGTTTCAGTGTAGTATCTGTTATCTAGTTGACCCGAATCCAGTTCAGATTCTGTATAGTAACGATTGTCAAGTTGTCCTGCATCCAACTCAGTCTCAGTGTAGTATCTACCGTCAAGATCAAGGGATGATGTTGTCTGTACATGACCGAAGGTATCGAATGTGATTCCATTCAATACGTTACCATCTGTAAGACTTACATCTGTCACACTAGAAGTGTCAGCATGTCCAATTTCAAACGTGAAACTATTTGCACTGTTTAGATTAAATCTGTTATTTGGATTCGACGAAACAATTTCAACACCAGTGTTCGCATATACGAACACTTCACCATCACCGATAAGTGATTGTGCATTGTTTGATGCATCTTCTAAGATTTCCGAAGCAGAGTAACCATCAACACTATCCGCATCGATACCAGATCCGTCTCCATCTACTGTTAAGAGAAGGTTAAGGATCTCTGTTGCAGTTTGATCTCCTGTCGCACCCGCTTCAATACCATCTAGTTTTGTACCATCTGCCGCAATATCACGACCATCTACTGTACCACTTACAGTAACGTTTCCTGTGACATCAATACCTGCACCAAAGTCTACGTTTTCATCAAACGAAGTAATCTTCTGTAGGAATACAGATCCATCACCAGTTTCAATACGTAGAGTATTGTTTGCAGAAGTATAAACGAAGTCATCAACACCCGCAACTGCAGTGTTAGACATGGATGTGATACGACCATCTGCAGCGACTGTAACAATCGGGATCTGAGATGCAGTACCGTAAACTCCCGCAACAACACCAGTGGTTGCAATGTCTGCAACGACTGACACAGTACCATTGTCAGATGTCGTAGTACCTGTCACATCTCCTGTTAGTGTGACAGTTGTTTCAGTTCTTAGATGATAGACCGAACCATCACCAGAAGACAGTGTGATTGTGTTGTTTGATGAACTGTATGAGAAGTCATCAATACCACCTACCGCTGCAGTATTTGCAAGAGTGATACGACCATCGTTATCAACTGTGAAGACTGGGATTTCAGATGCAGAACCATATGTGCCAGATGTGACACCTGTATCTTCAAGTTCTGTTGTTACTTGTACAGTACCATTCGAAGAAGTTGCAGTACCAGTAACTTTACCAGACAGTTCAACTGCAGTTTCGGTCTGAATGTGGAATTCTGATCCATCACCAGTTGTCAGAGTAATCGTATTGTTTGCAGGATCATAAGAGAAATCGTCAACCCCCGCAACCGCTGTTGTGTTTGCAAGAGTGATACGTCCGTCAACGTCGACTGTAATGACTGGAATCTCAGTAGAGGAACCATAGGTATTTGCTTCAACACCTGTGTTTGTCAACTCTAAAGTTAAGTTTGCATTACCTAAATCTGTAAAAGTAGTATTACCCTCAACATCACCAGTAACTGTAAGTTCTGGATCTGGAAGGTTTGTGAAGTTTGTAAAATCTAGGTAGTAAGTGCCTTCTTGTCCGTCAAGTAAATCGGCATCTAATTCTGATCCTGTTCCATCAACTGTTTTAAGTAAGTCTAGAATTGCTTGAGGGTCTGAACCAATTTCTACAATTTCACTGTTGCCGTTCTCAGTCGCTAAAACTTTAATATATGCGTTTGAATCGCCACCGTCAATTAATAGAATATCGCCTACAGTATAATACTTACCTTGGGCAGAAATAGATG